TGCTTTCGGTGTCCTCCGCAAGGAGGCCACTATGGAAAAGTTCCACATGTCAATACCACCCCTAACCACGGTTTTACGCCGGGTGGGTTGGTTCGACAATTCCTTGCCGCCCCGTGAGGGGCAGCACATTTCGTTCCTCGAAGTTTCGAGGAATGCTTTCGGTGTCCTCCGCAAGGAGGCCACTATGGAAAGGTTCCACGTCGATCAGACGGGAATCACATTGTTCGGAGCACTACCGAACTCTTATCTAAGACACATTGTCAAGGACAATGCGAACTATTTCGGGCCATCCGGTTCAGGATGGTCTTACGCGTCTCAATTGACGCCGTCTTTTAGGAGGTTCCTGTTAAGGAAGCTCTTCTGGTTCAATGGACTGAAAGACGTCCATAAGTATAAACTATACGACTACTGCGAAACACCGCAGAAGTTTCAAAAGCTGTCCAATCTATTTCAGACAGTCGAGGGTCGTGTTATCGCGGCCCTTCTTTCGGTAGGTGACAGAGTCACCTACGATGAGATCGACCAGTTAAACCGGTCGATTATTGGAAACCTGCTTAACGACAGTAGGTTTCAGAAGAAGATGAAAACTTACCTGAAACAGGTAAGGAAAAGTGTATTGGAGGGCAATAAAATTCCAAGCCCTTCGAGAGAAACGTCTTTCCTGAAGACGTTTATAAACAAGTGTCTAGATGGAAATCTAGATCGAGATGAGACGATCTACAGGATCGTCACTTTTTGCCAGGGTCGGGCTATGGGAAATCCCAGCCGAGACCTAATTCATGATTCAGCCCAGAAATGGGTTGAAAATTTTACCAAACCAGACCCTAACGGTCCGGAAGATTACAACCTAGACGAACTTGAAGTCCAGGTTATGAATACGCCTCTTGATGTTGAGGCCATACGCGCGCACGCGCGCGTAACTTTATCGCATTCGGCCTGTTTCGAGGCCGGAAGAAAACAAGGTGGAAAGATCTCCGTAGCACGGGAGATCCTGAAAATTCCTTTGATTAGGAAAATTGACTTGGAGTCTGGAGAAGACTCCAAAGAGGTTATAGCCCCCCGGGATAGCCCGGGGGAAGCTTTGTTTCATTACTCCCTCTGGAAAATGAGGGATTATTTTGAGGATTCGATGCAAGTCAAAGCGTCGAATGTAAATGAGGGCGGGGCAAAGTCCCGCGTAGTAACGGCCGACTCGTTCTTTCACGGGTCGGTTCTATCGCCTTGGGCCCATATGTGGCTCAAGATCTTACAAAGTTTCCCCGCCGCAAGGGCGGGGGTAACGGAAGGAAGGCACGGATGGGCCTTCATTAAATCAATTACGGCATCCAGGCCGGATCTGGCCTGGGTATTTGAGGTAGCCGTGAAGGCTATCTCTACTGATCTGTCAGAAGCTACAGATCATCTATATTGGTCAGCCGCAAAGGCGCTGATCAGGATGTGTAATCGAGTACTGGAAATACCCGAATGGTATGGCAGGCTCATTGAGTCCTGTCTGTGTAGTCCCCGGTACGTATCGTACCGGGCCGGAAGTTTCTCCTGGAAAGGGGAAACCAGTAATGGAGTCTTCATGGGAGACTCAGGGTGTAAGGTTCTCCTAACTTTTGGGAACCTTCTGGCTGTGCTCCGAATGGCTTATGCCGGGAACGCAGTTTCAGCGGTGGTCGGCGACGACCACACGACACTGTCAACGAATGCCGTAGCGGCACTCGGAATTTACAACCGGACTATTCGCAGTCTCGGTTTCGTCACCAGTGATGACGATGAAGTCGTATCGGATACGTACGGCTTTTATGCAGAGGAGGTATACAAAATACCCCCTACCAATCGTGATACAGTCGATGCGATTGCATC